CTTCAACTTGTACAGGTAATCTATGAGTAAAAGATACGTAGGTGGATTTATAACTAAAACACCAACTGCGCCAACTACAAGCGCAGCATCTGGAGTTTGGACTCTTGAGCAAGCAACTCAGTATATTCAGGCAGGTACTTGGCCCACACCAATTGTAATTGGACAACAATCATATACAACAACAGGTACATATACTTGGGTTGCGCCTACAGGGGTAACTAAAGTGTCTGTTGTTGCAGTTGGACCTGGATCATATGCTGGGGGTGGACTAGGGTGGAAAAATAATATTGCAGTAACTCCAGGAAACTCATATACGGTAAAAGTTGGAACACCACAAGGTTACCCATCTTTAAGTCATTCGTATTTTTGTTCTGCATCTGTTGTTCAGGGATATAGTGCAAACTGCTACACTGGTGGAACTTACTTTGGCACTGGTGGCGGTAATGGCGGTAATGCTACAAATTGTTGTGGGTATGTAATGGGTGGCGGCGGTGCTGGCGGATACTCAGGCAATGGTGGTGCTGGTGGAACTGGAAGAGGAACCAACGGATCTAATGGTGCTGGCGGTGGTGGCGGTGGTGGCACATCAATGAACGCTTGTTGCGCTCAATTTAAAACTGGTGGCGGAGGTGGAGTAGGAATATTAGGTCAAGGCTGTAACGGGGTTGGTGCAGTGAGGGCAACTAATTATGGTGTTGGCGGCGGAGGTGGTTCTGGAGGTTGTAATGGAGGCAATAATTTTAATTTTGCACCATATGGAAAAGGCGGTGCTTATGGGGGCGGACAGGGTAGATGTGGAGCACCAGGAGTTGGCGCAGTCCGAATAATCTGGCCAGGAAACACTCGCCTATTTCCCTCAACTTGTACAGGTAATTTGTAAACTTTTTAACAAAGAGATATTAAATGGATGAATTATATATTAAAATTGTAGACGGTCAACCAATTGACAATCCAGTTTATGGAAGCAATTTAATGCAGGTTTATAACTGTATTCCGTCTGAATATCAGTCGTTTACACGGGTGCAACAGAATGTCACACCCACAATTTATCAAAACGTAACAGATACTTATCAAGACGTTAGTGGGCAATGGCAAGACGTTTGGGTTATATCTGAGCAAACTACCGAAGAAAAAGCAGCTACAACAGCGCAGATTAATGCTAAAGGCACAGCACAGCAGCAAAACCTTATTGCTAATGCTAATACGCAAATTACTAACCTTACAGAACAAGGCGACACGCAAGGCGTTGAGACATGGAGCGCTTATTTAGTTACCATCAATGCTTGGGTAATGCCCCCAATTAACCCTAATTGGACACAAACCACTATTAACTACGCATTTCCAAAACAACCTAGATTGGTAACAATCTTTAATCTAGGCAATGGAACAGGCACGTTTGCCAATATTGAAACAGTTTACCAATCACCAGATGGTACACTTGCAAACTCAACTTGCCAAGCAACTACCCAAAACTTTAACGGTTGGACACTAGGTACTGAGCTACCAGTAACATCAATTAACGGTACTTTTGTGGCTGACGCACCTATTTTTGGTTACACTAGCTTTGCCCATTATAATTATCTATCCACAGGAAGTTCGTCATGGGTAATACCAACATAAAATAAGGAACAAAGTGAGCCAAACGGTCGAAATAATTGATGCTGATGGAGTAGTTCAAAAACCTATTGAGAATCAATTAGAGCAATACCATTACTTTCCAAGCATTGTGTATTCCGTTAAAAAACCAGAGTTTTTAGAAGTAGTTAAAACGGTTTCTAACGAATTTCTTGCAAGGCGCAAAGAAGAGCAAAAAGAAATTAATGACATTTACCCTGTGGTAATGACTGATAATTTTTATGATGACCCTCGTGTTGAAGAGTTTTCAAAATACGTTGGACAAACTGCTTGGAACATATTGCAGGATCAAGGCTATGCTATGGATCAATTTAATACTCAGTTTACCGAGATGTGGACACAAGAACATCACAAACATTCATTAATGGAACAGCACGTTCATGGCTACGGCTCTCAAATAATTGGTTTTTACTTTTTAGAAACCCCAGAGAACTGCTCAAGAGTGGTGTTTCACGACCCAAAACCTGGCAAAGTTCAACTTAATTTGCCTGAGTCAAACCCATCTATGGCTACACCTGCTAGTAACATGATTAACTTTTTACCAGAACCTGGGATGTTGTTGTTTACTAATTCGTGGATGCCACACTCATTTGGCCGTCATGCTGCGGATGAGCCTATTAAATTTGTGCACTTTAACCTAACCATTCAACAAGCCGAACAAGTTTGCCTTACCCCTACGGCTGAGGTTGTATGAACAAGTACCGCATTCGGTTTAACAAAAGCCGTGGGCAGCAAGGACGTGGCTCAATGGAGCACGTGTGGCGTGTATTTGAAGGCGATAAAGAATACTTGTTTAAAAACTTTAAGCTAAACGTGCCATCTGTTAGTGAAAAACAAGAAGGTAGTGAAGACTGGAATGTTGTCTGCGAAGGCACTTTGACGATTGACAAAGAGACATCAACCGCAACTATTAGTTAAGGGATAAAATGAAACAGACTATAGAAGCAAGAACATTAGAAGGTGGACTGATTGAGCCGCACCACGAAATAGAAGTGGTGTGTTCGGCTTGTGGCTACGACTTAGATAAAGCCGAGTTACAAGCCGATGTCTGCTCAGACTGCAATGCTCCCTTAAACCTTAAGCAACATATATCCATCCATGCGACATCCGTACCTGCCGCTGGTGGCGGAGTAATGTAAGTGAAACTTTATGCCCGATCCATTTGGTTTATCAGAAGGAGTAAAAACTCTTAGTGGGAGTCTTGATGCAAGTCGAGAAGCCTCTAAAGGTTTGTCCAAAAGCATTGAAGGCATACAACAAGATGGTTTAGAGGTAGCCCAGAAGAAAGCCCAAGAAAGACTAAGGGAAAGACGGGAAGCAGAGGCAAGAAAAGAAATAGCGCTGATTAAGGCGCTTGAAGCGTGGAAACATAAGAAGCAAATCTCCGATGAGGAGGCAAAATTAAAGATTGATTTTGTCAGAAAGTATGGCGCTAAAGAGTGGGAAGCGGTGCTTAAAATTAAATTAGATATTGAAAACCTTCAAAGAAAAGACAACGAAGAATATCAGCATGATATTAAGGCGGTCAGAAGGGTTCAGTTGTATTGTTTTGCATTAGCAGCATTGATAGCTTGGTATTTAACTTGGGGTATTAAGGAGTAGATATGGATTGGTTAACTAAATTAGTGCCGACTATTGCCACCTGTTTGGGTGGTCCTTTGGCTGGTCTTGCCGTAACTGCGGTTTCTAAAGCCTTGGGAATAGACGAAGATAAAGTCCAAGATGTCATTGACAGCGGCAAACTTAATGCCGACCAGATTGCCAGTCTTAAACAGGCTGAAATTGAACTGCAACGCCAAGCACAAGAATTAGGATTAAACTTTGAGCAATTAGCCGTGCAAGACCGTGCCTCTGCCCGTGACCTACAAAAAGAAACTAAATCCTTTATACCTCCGCTATTGTCTGTTCTTGTAACTATTGGATTTTTTGGTATTTTGGCAGGTTTAATGTCTGGCAAAATTATGACTTCTGATGCTCTTATGTTAATGCTAGGATCTCTTGGAACTGCATGGACAGGCATTATTGCTTTTTATTTTGGTAGTTCTGCCAGCTCTCAAGCAAAAGACCAAATGATTCACAACTCTACGCCTTTAAAATGACGTATGACCAATTAGACAAGTTGGGTATTGACCATAAGTGGCTTGCCCCTTTAAAGGAGACATTTGCTAAATATGACATTTCTACACCTATCCGTCAAGCATCGTTTATTGGTCAGTGTGCTCATGAGTCTGGTAATTTCAAGACTTTGCAAGAAAACCTAAACTACAGCGCTGAAGGCTTAATGAAGACTTGGTCTAGCCGTTTCCCTACTAAAGAGATAGCTGACCAGTATGCCCGTCAGCCAGCCAAGATTGCGGGTAAGGTCTATAACGGTAGACTAGGCAATACCAGCGAAGAAGAGGCTTCCAAGTACTTAGGCAGGGGTCTTATTCAGTTAACTGGGAGAGAAAATTATGCAAACTGCGGATCTGGTATTGGTGTTGATCTTCTTGCTGACCCTACTTTATTGTTGGATCCACGATATGCGTGTCTTTCCGCAGGGTGGTTCTGGAACAAAAAAGGTTTAAACAGCTTGGCAGATGCCTCAGATATTGAGACAATGACTAAACGTATTAATGGTGGCTTAATTGGGTTAGATGACCGTAAAGCCAAAATTGCGAAAGCATTTTCAGTATTAGGGTAAACCC